AAGAACCAAATACAAAAGCATTAACAGCTTCAGATATAGCTGACGATTTAATTACGTCTGCTAAATTAAATTATACTGAATCTACACTTACAGACCAAGCTACTGTTACTTGGGATGCTTCAACACAAGATGTATGTAAATTAACTTTAGGTGCTAATAGAACATTGGCTGCTCCTACCAATAACTCTACTGGTCAGTTTATATCAATACTTGTAATACAAGATGGAACAGGTTCAAGAACTTTAACATGGAATGCTGTATTTGAATTTAAAGATGACACAGCACCAACATTAACAACAACAGCTAGTAAAGGAGATGTTTTTGTTTTCAGATACAACGGGTCTAAATGGTTAGAAGTTGGTAGAAATCAAAACTTAACATTATCATAATATGTTTGCATTAGTAGAATCAGGAAAAATTACAAAATATCTTAATGGTAATAAAGGTATTACTATTGGAGATAAACAATACCCAAAAGCAATTTTTGGTTTATGGTCTAAGGATGAAAGAGAAGCAATAGGCATATACGAAATTGAAATGGATAATACAAATTTAAAAGATGAAAAATGGTATATTAATACTAATATTACTTATTCATTTGGTAGTGGTAAAGTTACAGGATCTTATGGAACAGCTACTGCTAAAGCACATGCAGATACTTTATTTACAGCACAAGATGAGACAGATGGTTTGGGTACAGAAGGTGATGTAAAAGTTGAAGGATTAAAAACAATACTAATTAGAAATTTAAAATCACAAGCAACAAATGAATTACAAAATACAGATTGGTATGTTATTAGAAAAGCAGATGCAGGAACAGCTATACCTAGTAGTATAACTACACATAGAGCAGCTGTAAGAACTAAAGCAGCAGAAATGGAAACAGCTATTACAAACGCTGCAAATACACCAGCTTTAGAAACTTTATATACTTATACAAGACAAGAAGATGGTTCAGTTACTAGACCATTAGGCGAACTCCCAATATTGGAGAGTTAATGCCTATAAATAGTTTTTTATATCCAGGAGCAAAAGTAGTACCTCCTTTTACAGTTCCTAATTCATTAAGATTAGATGGAAGTACTTCTAATTTAAGTAGAACTAAAGGAACATCGGATAGCACAAAAATAGGAACTTACAGTTGGTGGATAAAAAATTCTAAATTTACAGGACAAAATTTAATTGATTGTGGAGACGCTTTTGCTGACAGTTCCTCAGTTTATATTTCTTCAAACAATACTTTAACAGTATTTTCAAGAATAAGTAATAGTAATGTATTAGTATTAGAAACAGATAGAGAATTTAGAGACCCATCAGCTTGGCATAATATTGTTGTTGCTATTGATACAACTCAATCAACTGCAAGTAATAGAGCAAAAGTTTATGTAGATGGTGTACAACAAACAAGTTTTTCAACTGAAACTTATCCTGATCAAAATGCTGATTTAAGATTTTTTACATCAAGTGAAGCAGAAAAAATATCATCAACTATATATGAATCTGGTGGATTTTTTGGTGGGTATATGTGTGAAGTAGTAAAAGTTGATGGTCAAGCATTAGCCCCAACATCATTTGGACAATTTAATACAGATACTCCTACAGTATGGGAACCAAAAGATCCTTCAGGATTAAGTTTTGGCACTAATGGTTTTTATTTAGATTTTGAAGATAGTAGTAATTTAGGAAATAATGTTTCTGGTGGTTCTGATTTTTCTACAAGTGGTTTAGCAGCAACAGATCAATCTACTGATACTTGCACAAATAATTTTGCAACATTAAATCCTTTAAAAAGATTAGGAACTACAAGCAGATCATTTGAAGAAGGTAATCTTCGATTTCATACTACAACTACTGCTTGGGGTAATACAGCTTCAACTATATCTTTTACACAAGGGAAATGGTATGCAGAAGTTAAAATTATGAATTTAGCTAGTAGTACTGGTTATGGAAGTATAGGGTTAATAGATATAAATGCTGCTACTTATAATGGAGATGATACCAATATTAAACAAGATAATGCTTCTGTTGGATTAAACTTAGATCACAGAAGCGGACAATCTGATATTAGGTCTGCAACAAGTGCAGTTACTACAAACATAGGTAATTTTTCGAATGATGATATACTTGGTCTTGCAGTAGATATGGATAATAAAGCACTATATATACATTTAAACGGAACTTACTATCAAGTAAGTAGTGTAACAGGAGTACCAACATCAGGTTCTAGTAAAACAGGAGCAATTACTATACCAACATCAATTATTGACTGTGCATTTCAAGTTGGTAGTTATACTGACAAAGCAGATGTTGCCTACAATTTTGGTTCTCCATTTTTTAGTATTTCATCAGGTAATAGTGATGCTAATGGACATGGTAATTTTGAATTTTCAGTGCCATCGGGATATTATGCACTTAATACAAAAAACTTAGCGGAGTTTGGATAATGGCTTATACAACTATAGACGACCCAACAGAACATTTTAATACGATTGTTTATACAGGAAGTGGCTCATCAACTTCTTATACTGTCGGGTTCCAACCAGATTGGGTCTGGGTTAAAAAAAGAGATACAGAAACTTCTAACAATATTTTAGTTGATTCTGTTAGAACAACATCAAAAACACTTTTTTCAGATCTAACTGATGCAGAATTAACTGAAACTAATATAACTTCACTTGATTCAAATGGTTTTTCTGCAGCTAGTAGTGGTGCAACAAATCAAAGTAGTCATGGGTATGTAGCTTGGAACTGGAAAGCTGGTGGCTCTGCATCATCAAACTCTGATGGAAGTATAGCAAGTTCTGTATCTGCAAATACCACTGCTGGATTTAGTATTGTATCTTGGACTGGAAGTGCTGCAAATGCTACAGTTGGACATGGATTAGGAGTTGCACCAAAAGTTATTATAGTTAAAAATAGAGCTGACGCTACTAATTGGAATGTATTTCATGAAAGTATAGGAAATACAGGATCACTTTATTTAAACTCAAATCAAGGCACAGAAACATATCAACCTTTTTGGAATAATACTTCTCCAACATCTTCTGTATTTACTGTAGGATCAGATGGTGCTACTAATGGAAGTTCTGATGCTATGATTGCTTACTGTATTACCCCTATAAAAGGATATAGTGCTGTAGCAAAATACACAGGAAACGGAAATGCTGATGGAACATTTGTTTATACAGGATTTAAACCAGCTTGGATTATGATAAAACCAGTTGTTACTCAAAATTGGCAGATACACGATTTAAAAAGATTAGGTTATAATATAACAAATAAAAATTTATCTAGTAATAGCACAGCCGTTGAAGCTGAGAATGATTTTATGGATATAGTATCTAATGGATTTAAAATAAAAAGAGCTGATGTATTAAATGTAAGTGATGCAACATACATATACTGGGCTTTCGCAGAATCACCCTTCGTAAATTCAAGTGGAGTGCCTAACAATGCAAGATAAAATTAATTAAGGAGAATAAATGGCGTATATAGGAAAACAACCAGTAGTCGGAAACTTTCAAGTTTGTGATGCTATATCTGTTGTAAACGGACAAGCAGCATATACTATGCAAGTTGGATCTGCTAATGTGGAGCCAGAAAATGCTAATCACATGTTGGTTAGTTTAAATGGTGTCTTACAAAAACCAGGTAGTTCTTTTACTATCTCTGGTGCAACAATTACTTTTGCTAGTAACTTAGCAACAGGTGATGTTATAGATTTTATATTATTACTAGGTGATACTTTAAACGTAGGTACGCCCTCAGATGATACTGTAGGTGCTGCTCAGATTAAAGCAGATCTTATTTCTGGTACTACAGCATTAACTAGTGCACCAGATGACACAGACGAATTTTTAGTATCAGATGCTGGAACATTAAAAAGAATTGATTACTCACTTATTAAAGGTGGTGGTATTACAGTTGCAGATCAATTTAGAATAACGGCAAACATTACCTCTAATGCTGATATTACTTCAAATATTGAAAGAATTGACACAACTGGACAAGCTGGAATGACAGATAATCAAATGTCTGAAAGTTCAGGTGTATTTACATTTCCATCAACAGGTATATATCAGGTTGCTTTTGGTGCAACTGGTTCTTGTGCATCAAGTGCTGATAATGTTACAATGTCAATTAAATTAACAACAGACAATAGTTCATATAATACTATTGCATATCAGTCTGAAAGTGCTAACGCTGGTAGTTCAAAAAATATTGGAAGTTATGTTGAATCTTTAGTAGATGTTACAGATGTTTCAAATGTAAAAATAATGTTTGCTGTTGGAAGTTTAGCAAGTGGTTCTTTTCTTACAGGTGACTCAACTCAAAATACAACATATTTTACATTTATCAGACTAGGAGATACATAAGATGGATAAAGATTACTTACAATTAGCTTTAATGAGTTTTAATACTGGTACACCTGATTGGTATGGTTGGAAAAAAGAAGATGATGACGGAAATAAAATTCCTAATTCAGATCGTATGCAATATAAGTATGTAAAGATTATTAAAGAAGGTGCAACGATGCCAAGTGAAGCTGATGTTAATGCAAAGATACAAGACTTAAAAGATGCAGACACAGCAACAGAAAATAAAAAAGCATCAGGCAAACAAAAGTTAAAAAATCTTGGATTAGATGATGATGAGATAAAAGCATTAATGGGGGCATAACATGGCTCTACTCTTTGCTAACAACAACTCCTTATCAGCAATCACAACCTTACCAAGTGGTGTAGGTGGTGGATCAATGGCACTTATATCTACACAAACTGCTAGTAGTTCATCAACAATAAGTTTTGCTTCTGGTATAGATTCCACTTATAAAGAATATATTTTAAAGTATATTAATGTTCACCCAGCGACTGATGGTGCAAATCTTCAAGTTAATTTTAGAGATGGAAGCACAGCTTATGATGCTACTAAAACGACTATAGTTTTTCTTGCAGGAAATAGTGAAGATGGTTCTACCAATGCTTTAGAATACAAACAAAGTAATGATTTAGCACAATCTACAAATTTTCAAAATCTTGGAGAATCAGTAGGAGCAGACAATGATCAGTGTGCAAGTGGAACTTTGCATTTATTTGAACCATCATCAACAACATTTGCAAAAAATTTTATTGCTACTACAAATTTTTATGATTCAGGCAATAATAGTATTGTATTCTATGTTGGTGGTTATTGTAATACCACAGCTGCAATTGATGGAGTTCAATTTAAATTTTCATCAGGTAATATAGATTCAGGAATTTTTAAATTATATGGCATTAGTTAAATATAATAATAATAGTTTAAGTAGTGTAACAAGTGCTGCTAGTTTTCCCGCAGGTGCTATGACACATATTAAAACTTTAACTGCTAGTTCTAGCTCTACATTGTCATTTGTAAATGGGAGTTCAGATGTAGTTTTAGATAATACATATCCTATTTATTTATTTAAGTTTATTAATATACATCCATCGGCAACTGCAAATTTAGAATTTAATGCAACAGCTGATGGCTCTAATTATAATGTTACAAAAACTTCAGCAGCTTTTTATAATGAACACGAAGAAGATGGTGGCTCTGGTCAAATGGGTTATAGTGGTATTGATGAAGGACAAGCAACAGGATTTCAGCAATTAACAACAGGCTCATATCCATCAACTGATAATGATTCTTCTATTGTTGGAACTCTACATATTTTTAACCCAAGCAATACTACATTTGTAAAACATTTTATTTCAAGAACAACTTTTATGGGAGAAAATAATGCAGATAGATCATCTAATGGTGGTCATGTTGCTGGTTATTTTAACACAACATCTGCCTTAACAGGTTTTCAATTTAAAATGAGAAGTGGCAACTTAGACGCTGGAACAATTAAACTTTATGGAATTAAGGATAGCTAATGAGTATTGTTAAATTAAATAATAATGCAGTAAAAAATGTAACTGCTTTTGGTAGTCTTACTAGTGGTTCTATGACATTTATTAAAAAACTAACAGCTTCTAGTTCTTCTACTTTATCATTTGTTGATGGTTCTAGTTCAGTTGTATTAGATAATACTTATAAAGAATATCTATTTACTTTTAATAATATTCACCCAGCTACAGATAATGCAGATATAATGATAAATTTTAGCACTGATAGTGGATCAAACTATAATGTTGCTAAGACTAGCACACATTTTAGAGCACTACATGATGAAGCTGATTCAGCAACAAGTCTTGGCTATGATAACAGTAATGATATGGAACAAGGCACAGGTGATCTTAATATCCTATTAAATATAGGTAATGGTAATGATGAATGTGGTTCAGGTTATCTACATTTATTTGACCCATCAAGCACAACTTTTGTAAAACATTTTATAGCAAATATGAATAGATATGATGGTGCAGATTATACTGTTAATCAATATACTGCAGGATATGCAAATACAACTAGTGCTATTGATGCAGTTAAATTTCAAATGGACACAGGTAATATGGATGCTGGAGATATTTGTTTATACGGAATTAATTAAGGAGAAATAATGCCAAGATATCATAACATAAATGGAAACATAGTACAGTTTACGGCAGAAGAAGAAGCTGCTAGAGATGCTGAAGAAAAAGCATGGGCAGATGGTGCTCTTGCTAGAGCACAAGCTAATCTTAGATCTAAAAGAAATAGACTACTAGCTGAAACAGATTTTTATGCTTTATCTGATGTTACTATGTCAGACGACATGAAGACATACAGACAGGAATTAAGAGACCTGCCTGCAGATAAAGACACTGTTGAAAAATGTAACAACGCTACATTTCCAACTAAACCATAATTACAATGGCTCGTGTTAATTTTAAAAATTTTACACCACGACCAAAACCAAAGAAAAGACCTAGACGACATAAAAAAAATTTAAATAAAGATGAAAAAAGAATGACAAAAAAATATAGAAGACAGGGGAGATAATGGCAGAAACAACAGACGCACCAAATACTACGATATTACCTGAAGCGGCTATTCAGCCGACAATGACGGAACAGGATAAAAGTCGTAAGGTAATATCAGTTATTGATACATTACTTACAGCACCTACTGCTCCAACAGGAACTGTAGTGCAACCAACTTTACAGGCTTTACAAACTGGTGAAACTATGGCAACTCCAGGTTTAACTGGAACAGTTGTAGCACCTACACCAACAGCTGGAACTACTCCAACAATATCACCTATAACAGGACCTACAGCTACACAGACAGCAGCACAGACAGCAGCATCACCTTCTGCTATGACAGCAGCACAGGTTGCAGGAACTACTCCTACAATGACAGCTGCACAGGCAACAGGATTAACAGCACCAGCAGTTGCAGCTACAGGCACTATTGATAGTGATGCAACAGTTAGAGGTCAGTTAGCAAAGATTAATACAGATATTCAAACATCATTAGATACTGGATCTGCATTACCAGCATACCTAAGAGGTGTTGCAAAAGCTACACAGACTGCTATGTCACAACGTGGGCTAAGTTCTAGTAGTATGATGGCTGAAGCATTAGCAGATGGTTTATTAACAGCTTCTATTCCTATAGCACAGGCAGACGCTGAGACATATAAACAAATGATATTTCAAAATCTTAATAATAGACAGCAAGCTGCTATAACAAATGCCAATAGTTATTTTCAAATGGATATGCAAAATTTATCCAATAGACAACAATCATCATTACAAAATTTAAATGTTAGACAAGCATTCTTATTATCAGATCAAGCTGCGTCTAATGCTGCAAGACAATTCAATGCAACTAGTGAGAATCAAGTAGATCAATTTTATTCTAATCTATCAGCACAAATAAATGAACAGAATGCTGCAAGATCAGATGCTATGAATCAATTTGCAGTAGCAGAAAATAGTAAAATATCTGCTATTAATTCACAAAATCAAATAGCTGTTGAAAAAGCTAATGCAGATAGAGCACAAGTATTAAATCAATTTAATGCAACTGTAGAAAATCAAAGACAACAGTTTAATCAACAGAATCAAAGAGTAATAGACCAATCAAATGTTGAATGGAGAAGAACAATCAATACAGCTAATACAACAATAACTAATGCTGCTAACCAATTAAATGCACAAAACCTTTTAAATCTATCTAACTTTGCATTATCAGCTTTATGGCAAGGCTGGAGAGATGAAGCTGCTTGGGTAAATTCATCTTCACAAAATGCAGAAAGTAGAGCACATAATTTAGCAATAGCTGCACTAGAGAGAACTACATCATTAGATTTATCAGATGCTAATAAAACTTCAGCATTGTATCAGATGTTAGGAAAATTTGGTATAGGTGTAACAGAAAAAGTAATAGATAGAATAATATCATAGGAGATTAATTATGGCAAATATTTTTGAAAGAATAGGAGACTACGCATCAACAGCATATGATTTCACTAAAAGTTTTTTTCAAAGTGATACAGCTAAAAGTATAGGTAGTGGAGCAAAAACAGTTCTTGAAGTAATGAAAGAAGGATCACAACAAGCAGATCTTGATAATTTTAAAGTACAAGGATTAGTACCTACTAAAGCAGATTTTAGTTCAGCTATCTCAGCATCTAGATCACGTGCAGGTACACCATCATTTTCAGATGTAGGTGAGGCTACTTATTATAAATATGCACAACTACAAAATACTATTAGATATTTATATGGAACTAAATCTAGATATAAAAGTATAGCAAAGGATAAATAATAATGGAACTAGAAAAATTAATAGAAAAATTTAAAAACGAACAATTACAAGAACCTACAGAATATGTAGAACCAGCTGAGAATCCATTTGATGCACCTATACCTGGTCAATCATTAACAGATGAACCTGGTAATTATCCTTGGGAACATCCACCACAAAGAGCAAGTGTTGAAGAAGCATTAGATGAAATATATGAATCTTTAATGCAAGAAGACAATATGAAAAGAATGTTTACTCTTTTAAGAATGGGTATACCAGTTGAAGCATTAGTTAAAGTAATTACATTTTCAGGATTTTTAGAAGGTAAATATACAGTAGATGTTGCTAAATTATTAGAGCCTATGGTTTCTATGATGATAACTGGAGAAGCTGCACTAGCAGAGATACCAGCTAAAATAAATATAGATGATGGTGAAGATACTAATTTTTATAAAGAGATGGCTGATAGAAAATTTGACATGAAATTAGATAAAGAAGATAAAGATAAACAAATGGAAATGCCTATGGAAGCACCAGCAAATGTAGCAGGTCTAATGGCAAGAGGAGAATAGAATGGGTATATTTAAAGACTTTGCAACAAGTGGTTATGGTGATTTTACTATTGGTGCATTAGATGGAATAACAGCATCAGGCGAAAGAGATGCAAAAAGAAATGCAGTATTTGCACAAGATTCATTAAATAAAGAAAATAAAGCATTTGCAGAAACAGAATTAGCTTTTAAAAATAAAAAAGAAATAACTAATATAATATCAAATAACCCATTTGCTTTTGGTATTACAGCAACTGCTGATTTAAATGTTAATCAGATAGCTGATAGATTAACTAATAGAATATTTAATGAGCAAAGAAGTATATTTGAAAATAATGATTTTAACAAAGTTAAACAGGGTGTTGCAAAATATTTAACTAGACCAGACACTTTAGGACAAGGTATAGAATTATCAACTCCGTACACACCATCTGAAGATTTATTTACTGCTGAACAAGAAAAACATTCAGCTAGATTATCTGCAATAAGTAAAATGCCTAAAGTAGATAAATTATTAATGAATGTACAAAGAGCAGAAGACAGAGTAGTTAGCCCTGAAGCATTAACAGATTCATTAACTAAAGTAGCTGGTATAACTGCAAAAGGTTATGGCATATTAGATACATACCCAAACACAAAATTAGGTAATACTAATTTAAAATTTATGCAAACTAATATTATAGTTGCAAATGCTAGAGCACAATTTCCAAATGATGCAGCTAAAAGATCACAATTTATAGAGAAAAAATTATTTGATAATAATATTAATTCATTAGATGCAATAAATTTTCAAAATCCTGTAACATATAAGCAAATAACAAAAGTATTAGATACACAGGGTAATGCATTAGCTAGTAAAATAACAGAAAATACAAATGCTATGGCAGCAGCTGAAACTGATGAACAAAGAGTACAAATACAAAATCAAACTAATCAGCTTATAATGCAACAATATGCATTAATAAATACATATTCAGGATCTGCTGGATTTGCTTTAGCTGGTAAAGATGCGGATAAAGTAGGTGTTACAGCACAACCAGTAATACCACCAGTAGAAGAAAAACCAGAGGAAGAAGGACAAACTCCAGGATTATTTAAAAGAGAAACAAAACCAAGAAGACCATTAAAAGAAGTTTTACCTGATTTTAGAGGTGAGGAACCTGAAGATACAGGACTAGATCCATTCCAAGCTAGCTTTAAACTTAATGATATTGATAGAAGTTATATTGTAAATCAATGGAGTGAAAATTATCAAGGTGAAGGTAAGTTTTCAGATAAAGTTAGAGCAAATAAAGATTTAATGGTAGGATCTTTTGACATACCTGAAGATGCAGCAAATGATATAAATGATATTTCAGATATATTCGATGGAGATAATAATTTTAATAGAAATCAAATAGCAGAAATTTTAGGTGCTATTGGTTTCTTTGAATCAAAATATAAAACTAAAGTTCAAGGTGGTGAGGGACCTGCTAGATCATACTGGCAAGTAGAACCTGCAACCGCAAAAAGTATATTAACACAAAATATTAATGCTATGAAAACTGGTAGAAAACAATTTTTAGGTCCAAAGTTTGAGGCATTATTTAAAAATAAATATAAAAATGCTATAGGCAATAGAACAGCTTTAGAATATTTTGCATCTTTAAGTGAAGACCAATTAAAAGATTTATTATTAAAAGATGGTGCATTTGCAGCTTCAATGGCAGCACATAAAGTTATTACAACATTTGA